CCATTTGCAACAAAAACGAATAACAAGCCGAATCCTTGTCGTAATCACTTAAATCAATTAAGTCACCATCCCAGTTTTTATAAGAAGATTGGATATTGTTGATCAGCAGCTCAAGGTTTTCTTTAACGGCTTGGATAGTCATTAGCACACCCCCAGATTGATACAGTCGTTGTAGCCCATAGTTGAGACAGTGACATAAAGCGCAAACAAAATAATAATGCCTACCAACCCAATTCGGTTTTCTGACCTGATTTCTGTGGCTTCATCGCGGGCTTTGACTTGATTGTAACTCAGTGAATATTTGTTCATTTTGTTCCCCTTGGTTTTTTGATTGCCCCCCGAAGGGGGCGGTTAGATTAATAAGTGTAAAAACCTTTATCACAAGCTAGGCCAATATAGCCGCCACAAGCTTTAGGGTTAGAAGTAACCCCATTAATATCAATTGCTGCATTCCATCTTCCCCATGCTTCGTTAAAAAATACAACGTAATTTGCAGGATGATCAAGCATGTGATGTTCACCAACCATCTGAGCAATTTTAGCAACTGCTTTTTCCGCTGCCGCTTGGGTAGCGTAGCTTTTGCAGGGGCTTTTATTTTCTTTGCGGTAAGATTCGATGCGGCTAGTAAGTGATTCGATAATGTTCATTTGTTTAATACCTTTGTTTTTTGATTGAGGTGTAACTATGCGCTCTATTTACAAAAATGTAAACCTTTTAGATGAAAATAGTTAAAAAAATATGAAAATAGTTACATTTCACCTATGCGCCACTCCTGATCTTTGATTTGCTCCTTTAGATTCCTGGCAAATTGGATCACTTCCTCTCGGTCAAACTTAGGTGAAGCTCTCCAAGCCAGCCGCTCCATTGCTTTAACGCGATTTTCACCGTATGTATCAACCATCCATTGCCTATATTTAAGGACATAATGCGCCTGCTTCATGCCCCAGAGATTACAGGCTGGACACTGGACGTGGATGTTCTCTTCAAATAGCTTAAATACCGTTCTACCCCTTGGCATAAAATGACCGCCTTGCATGTTCTTATAGTGGTCTATTTTGCCGCAGGTAACGCATTGGCAGTATCCGTTATCATCGCTTGCCTTTAACCTTACAAGCCGCTGTAAGAGCTTTGCAGCCTTCTCTACCTCCTGCGATATAGTGGACTTCTTACGCTTCGCCATATTCTTCTTTCTCCAGCGTTGCAATTAGCTTATCTAAATACCAACGGCATTTCTGCAAGTCCTGTATCGGATTCTCTTTCGCCTCATACCTCCATAGGTATTTCTGGCAGTTGCCTTTTAGGTAACCATGAAACGCATAAGAAGCCATAGATTCTTCGATTGCATCAATGCACTCAATGCCACCGCTTGCATAGTGGTCTGGGCTATTTACTGGATCAGTTTCATCAAAATCAAAAATACTTGTGTTTATTTCAAACATTTCGTCTATTACTTGATCTATCCGTTCATTGTCCTCAAAATCTAATGGTGGGTGTTCTCGCCTAAGTCTTTCCCATTCGCTTTTATTTGCTTTATTTATCAATGTATTTCCTCCAGTGGAACTGTAAGTTCTTCAGGGTTGTCAAGGTTGCAACGAGGGCACATACCATAAGCGCAATCATCAGAACCAAGCCAGTATTCAAGAGGTAGACCGCATTCACAGTGCATCTTTTTGACTTTGATGCCGTACATCGGAAAATCAATTACTTTGCTCATGTTTCCACCTTTATTTTTACCCTAGAGTCTTCGCCATGTTGCTTGTGATATACAACAGCGGTCATAGAACGCTCTGCACCGTATCCTGAATCTGAGTGCCATTGATCTGTAGCGGTAAGGCTTCCCCAGTGTTCAAAGTGCATAGAGCCAACTTCTCTGGCCGTATGGTGGTGAATATGACCTAGGTGACAGTATCTATTCTTAGACTGGCTCCATTCGTCATCAAGGTTCTTAATAACTGCTTGCAATATCTGTTCATGCTTCATGCGATCACCATGATGAAAGACAAACAAATTATTGTGCCACTGGTAATGAATAAACTTTGAGTAGTTTGGTAAAACATTGACGCGAGGTTCTTCACTATAAAGAAGCTCTAAGCAGCTAGATAAATGGCAAGCCATATCAGAATCATGGTTACCCCTAACATTAATTACTACTACTTCGCTATGAACCTCAAGCATCTTATCTATAAGCACTTGAAACAATCTACCAGCCAACTTAAAGGTCTTGCCTATGCGCGTATCAACATCTACTGGCGTTCCTTTGGTGGTGGTATTAGCACTGCTGTCAGCATGAAAGAAGTCACCAACATTAAGTAATACACCAGTGTGAGCATCCCCAACCCTGTTAGCCAATCTGTCAGTAGCATCAATCAATATCTGAGTTGCTATCTTTACGTCCCAGTCATCGTCATCAATCTTAGTTTCTGAGTCAGCTAACATTCCAAAATGGTGATCGCCGATCATGTACATGGCTAGGTAATCGTCATCAAGTGTTGCAGGTTGCGCAACAGGTAACTTAAATCCTGTTAGGTCATCAGTCATCCCTTCCATCAAAGCATCAATCTTTTGCTTCATATTGCGCTTTTGTGGCTCTTGAATAACCCATTGCAAGGCTATTGATCCGTCTTCTTTGTAAGCCGTAGACACCCGCTTGGCATCAAAGCCTTCCATCGTTTCCCTGTCTACGCTCTTATGAGGGGCTACACCCTTCGATGCTGCTGCCCTTTCTATACGCAGCATGGTTCTATCTACGTTCCTTCGATCAATGCCAAGCTCATAAGCTGCTTTTATATTTGATCCGCTTTTAATTACTGCATTGCAAACTTCTTTTTGCCTTTCAGATTGCGCGAACTCCAATAAAACACTAGGGTCAATCTTGGCCATGCTATCTCTCCTGCTGGTTTTGCAAGGCGGCGTATTCGCTTTCATGCGGCACGCTTAACATAACCCCCTGCTTTGTAGCCCAATGATACACTTGATCCAGAAAGTAAGCCATTTCGCCTTTATTTAGGTCTTTAGTTGATTTGACTTGATCCTCGATTATCTCTTTGCCAATGTTGACAGTGTAGATTCCGATAAACCTTCGCTTCAGCCAGAGTTTCCAAACATCCTCTGGTTTGTCATGTTTAATCACATGCCCTTTTTTTGCCATTTCTTCTGATATTTGCCTGTACCAAACATGAGACATAGCGTTTTGACTAATTGACCTTGGGTTTTCGTAAGGCTCAAATTTTATAGTGAGAGGTTTAGAATAATCCCATTCTTCTATTCTTCTCATTAAAAATGGCAGCCTACGCTGTATTTCTGTTGCATCTTTAATAAAAATATAATCGCCTTGCGTCATATTAATACCCTCAACCATTTATCGGCTAATCTCATGCTAGAAGTTTCCAGCCTGTCAGAACCTCTAGTTCTCATCATGTAATCAGACGGCTTTTTCTGAGCATCTCCAACCCTGTAAAGGTCTCGATCAGTAAAGAATGGCTTACCGTACAACCTGCCCTTAATTGTTGCTTTACTAACATTAATAGCCTCTTGAAGTTGCTTATAGGTGTAATAATCACCGTATTCGAGCTTGCTATCATGGCAACCGCAAACTGGGTTTATACAATTTTCGCAATCAGGATGCTTTTGGTACTGGATGAATCTTGGTCTGTTAGCTGCTGGCATTTTTTAGCTCCCCATCGTAATAGTATCCGCGCTGAGCAAGGTAGTATTCTTTCATTTCCTTCTGCTGCTCTGGCTCTAACCAGCTAATATCTGTAAGGCTTTCGTCCAACGTTCTTGCTCTTATGCTGTCTACCTTCTTGTAGCTCTTAGCAATCGGACTAGCACCGCCTTGATTTTGTGACCTAGCAAGCCAGCTATTAACGAACCTCTTAATGCCCGTCTTGGTCTTGCGCTTGGTTGGGTTAGCGTCTAACCATGATTCCATAGCCTTCAGCTCTTGATGTACGTCAACCGCTGGGTAGGTCCTACCCCAAGCAATAACGTCAGCCTGTTCAGGCTCCCAATTCTCTTTGGTATTAAGTAGCATCAGCAGCCCCCATACGATATTCCGAAATATGACACTTTTCACCGTATCGGTTAGTAATAGGAACCATGCGGCTAGTGATTTTGTACCCTTGCTTTTTTAAATTGCTAACCCTAGACGCTAGTCTAAAAATACCTAATTTATCCAAGGCTTCAATGCCTGTAATAGTTGGGTTTTGTGACAAGTAATCAAGCAATCTTTCTTCTTGTTTCATTTTATTCTCCTAAGGACTCGGCAAGCCTCGTCAAGTGATTAATTAAAGGTTATTTTTAAATACCTTATTTGCTTCAGGCAATCTAATTGTTAACCAGTTTGTTACATAAGATGTAATTATTTAAAGATGATATAAACCCTTTCACTAGAAAAACCAGTAAATTCAAGATCAAAGGGCTAAAGCAACTTTGCGGTTAATTAGTATTCGTATCGGATATCCAACCTATCCATTGATAACAACCGAGTTATCTTTGGGGCTATGTCTGGAGGGTCAACCACGCTGTGACGTTTAATTTAAGGATTCCGTCACCCTCTAGCCCGAATACTTTTTGAATGATGCCTCTAATACACAATAAAGTAAACTTAAAAGATCATTTATTTTTAAATGAGATAAAATCATTAACGCTTATTCCTAAAGCGGAGGATAGCATTTGGATAGTGTGCAGCTTCATATTCTTATTTGAACGCCATCTAAGTAACTGCTGTGGAGATGTTCCTGTAATTCTAGCAAGTGTCGCACTGTTAATGCCTGTGTCTTTCTGGGCCAGCTTCAAACATTTGCCCGCGTCTATTAATTCCATCTTTTCAAATCCTGTGGTAGAGTAATTGAGCTGGTTCCCCCGACTAGCAAACCTCCTATGGTTTCCCCCTCGAGAGAGGGGGTTTTTAGGCTAGAATGGTACGTCATCATCCAAATCTTCAATACTCATGTCTTCTATAGCAGCTTTACCCTGCCCAGCAGAACCTGCAGGTGATCCTGAATCAGTATAGAAAACCTTAACATTACCTAAGATTGGAGTTTGAATTTTAGATTCGCGCTCTTCTTTGGTAAGGGTTTGGCTAACAAATCCGTTGTTTTCATACTGGTCAGATACAGCAGTATCAACAAAGGTGGTTAGGTCAAGATAAGTACCTTTTGCACCTTTATACAGTCGTGACTTGTCGATTTTGGTAACGTCAATTCTTACAGATATTCCTACTTTCATTTCATTTTCTCCACTTGGTTTAGTATCACAGTTACAGCCTTATTTACTTCTTCGGCCAATTTTAATATGTAACCCTCATCACGACAAAATGTGACCATGACGGGGGGTATTTCTGGGTGAAAAGCAAAAGCGTCCCAAGATGCGGCCCCTGTAACCAACATGCATCCTTGAATCTGCTGGTAATACGCTTTCCCTAAAGATTGCGGGTCACGAGTATACTTGACCATCGTATTAGCCGCTGGGCATTTTATTTCAACTCCAGTCATATACTCAGGGTTGTGGTAAATTATCCCATCAGGCGAGCAACCAAACTCTTCGCTATCATCAAGAATAAAACCATGCTCTGTTACCTTATACCCAGTAATATATTCGTATGCCTCCCTCGCCTCAGGCTCAAGCTCAGTCCCCCGCTGCATGTGCTCGTTGGTGTAGAAAGGCTCAGATTTTCCTGTAAGACGTTCTGCAATAAGTTGATTGATATACCCATCAGCAGATGTAGAAGGCTTGCCCGTAGTGGTTAACAGCTTCCCAAAGTTACTTGCAGAAGGTTTACCCATTCGTGCGGCAAACCATTCTTCAGTACCTTGCTCGTGATCTAAAATAATCATCCTTGAGGCGCCCTTTTGTTACGCAAGGCATGCATAGCCCTGTCATATTGAGACGCAAGCAACTTGTGCGGGCTTTCACACTTAAAGTGTTTACAGAACGCGATAGTGTCAGCGTCACGTTCATCCATAAGTATAATTAGATCAGTAGCTTGATCATCACTAATAACAGCATTAGCAATAACAGGGTTGATATCTTCGCCTGCATATATGTAGTGACCTAACCCAAACATTGCAAAGCACTTAACTAAACATCTCATCTTGCTTGAGTTGATAGCAAACTTGTCAGGATTAACTATTGCCTTGTTTCTATGGTCCATAACTGGCAACCACATGTGGCGCATCATCATCTCGTCTCGCTCAGTACCTGTATGGATATGAACTACACAACTGATTTCAACAGTGTTGGTATCCTGACACTTATCCTCTTCAAAGGAATAATGAATATCAGGGTAATGCTCCATCATAGTTCCGTAAGCCCAAGCCCATGATAAATAAGACAAATTTCCTTTCTTTTCAATATGATTTGATACATCAATAGCAGATAGAGTATGCCAAACTTCTTTAGATAAACTCATTTTTTGCCTCCTACGGCATTGGTTTCGGTTCTTGCGGTATCGCATTGCTCTTGAGCGTACTGGTCAGCATAGCCCCAGTAATACTCTGGGTTTTCTACATCTCTAACAGGGTGACCATTTAATGCGTCATATTCACCCTGCTCATAAAAACTTAAATCATTCATATTTTGAGGGCTAATCATTTGCTTCGTTCTCGTAAAAGACAGCCATGCAATGATGCTCCCAAATTTCACCCCAGTTGATTTCTGACATGTCAATAAAATCACTAATACACATCGGAACATTGGCGAAATCTTCATTGAGCAAATCTAAAATAAAATTCTCAATCATTTCAATGGTAGTAGCCGCATCTTCTTGAATTTCCTCGCGGATAATCTCACCGAAATGAAGGTTAATCAACCAAGTATTCCTATTCGTCCAGCCGTTGTAATCTGTCGTTTTCATGTCTATAACCTTGTTTTATTGAATGAGGTGTAACGATACATTAGAT